ACCTGCGTGTAGCCGTGAAAGCGCTGAAGCGTGCCACCGATGCCAGTGGCGTCCAGTTCGAATAGGTCGACAAGGCCCCCGACCTCCAGCTTTTGGACGTCTGCATAGATTCCCATAACGCCCCCTTAAGCCTGGATACTGGCAGCCAAGATGAACAGCGCTTCGATCTGCGCTGCCGTCAGCCCCAGCATGCCCGCGATTGCCGCGAGCATCTCGCTATCGCGACGGAATTCTTGCAGATCGTCCCAAGCCCGCCGATACATGGCTGGCGTGGCGGGATCTGCAAGTACGACCTCGGCCGCTTCGAATAGCGTCGTTTCACCGTGTGGGGTTTGCCACATGGCTTCGCGGCCCTGGAAGCGGCTTACGACCTGCGGCACAAGCGCAGGAGCTGGAGTCTCAGGGTCGTGCGCGTCAACGATCGCTTGCACCGCGTCACGAGTCTCTTTCGGTACGGAATCGTTGTAGTTGATGGTGCCGTCTGGCGACCACGAAAAGGCCGCTCCCGAGAGCCCTGCATGTGCAAGCTCATGCGAAAAGCTCGGGCCAATTTTAATTTCAATCATCTATGTGTCATCCGGTATATAGAACGCCCAAGTCCGCGCCGAAAGTTACGGCGGTACTGGCCGACCCTGTAAACCCATAGGGAGAAAGCGTGTAAAGATTGTCCGTGGCCTGCCCCGTCGCTACAGTTATAGATACGCTCTGCTGACCGATTCCCGGCCCGACCGAGTATCCATAATTTCCGTAGCCACCCGCCCCGTTGACGCGCAGCGAAAGATACGAGCCGCTGCTGGTAGTCGCGTGCGTGATACCAGTGCAACTGACTCTGAAGGTGTCGCCCGCCCAGCCAAGGAAGCTGACACCACTGTGGAGTTGCACAGCTTCGTTAAGGCTAGAAGTCGTAGCCGAGAAATACTGTTGCACGCCTCGTGGCGCGCGGTTAAACCAACTCGACACGTAATTCAGAGGGCCGGTGAATACGAACTCCCCACTTGTCGGCTTGATGAACATGCCAACAAGTGTTCTGCTGGGATCTCCGGATTTGATGCGAACTCCGTCCGTATGCAGAGCGTGGGTGGTGCTGCTCGCCTCCAGCGCGATGGTGCCAGCGCTGTCATACGCATACACGTACTGCACGATGCTGTTAACGCCCGCCGTGTTTGCGATGTTCACCCCAGCAGCAGGTATTCGGTACTGGCGACCATTAATGATCAACCCGTTGCCGTTCTGCGGAACCAAACGACACTGTGTTGTGCTGACGTACAGAAAACGGCACTGACCGTGGTCCATGCCGGCGCGAGTCAGCTTATAGGCCGAGCCGTCCCATGCGTACCAGCCCTCGCCGTCCACGTAGATGTCGCCCATGTTGCTGGAGGGCATCCAGGCCACGCTGCTAAACGAGCCGGTGACCTTCCAAGGCTGCCAAACTCCGGTGGAACTATTACCGAACCGCGCGAACTTGAGCGGTTTCCCGCCGGTTACGAGCAAGGTCAGTTCCTGAGAAATGATCGTGGCCGCCTGCCAGAAAACCTGCATATAACCCGCAGCCTGATAGCCTGGAAAGTTCGCCCCCGGGATCGCGGAGCCGGTCCAGGTGTAGTAGGTGTTGTCCGCTATTAACGTGTTGGCGTCCGTTGCCGCAGCCAGGGGCGCACGTGTCATAGCCGCTGCCGTCGTCGCAGCCTCAGACCAAACCGACCACGAGGATGCCCCAGTTTTGGTACGCCAGAACTTTCGGTTGGTCGCGGCGCGGTTCGTGTACTCCTGAAGCGTTGCGGCCCCGAACGTCTTGACGGTCAGGAAGCCGGTCAATGCACCAAGCGGATAGTTGTTCGCTACCGTTGCTGATGTGCCTGCCCCCTGATACCAGTCGCCGGGCGTCAAGTAGGTATCCAAATCGTGTGCCGTCGTCGGCAGCAGTACAGCCAGCGAAGTTGATTCATAGGCCGAGCCGTTCCATCTATGCCAGCCGATGCCGTCCACATACACGTCGCCAGCGTCGGCCGTCGGCAACCACACCACGCTGGACACGGCACTGATGATTCTCCACGCTTGCCAGGTAGTGCCAGAACCGTACCGCTGATAAATCCGAGGCTTGGCGCCGCTAACGGTAAACGTCGCAGTCTGGATCACCATGTCCGAGGCGATCCAGCGTACTTCCAGGTTCCCGCCGGAGATGTTGGTGCCCACCGGAGCCCAATTGCTGCCGTTCACCACCACGCTACCGCTGCGCCAGGTGTAGAAAACGTTGTCGGCTGTCAGGGTATTGGCGTCAGTCGCGGCAGCGAGAAAGACGTGCGTCATGGCGTCGTCAAAGCGCGCCTGTTGCTGCCACAATCCCCAGACCCCAGCCCCACCGCCGAACCGCGCGCGCTTGTACGTGCGCAGTACTCCGCCCGAGCCGTTGCGCGTGGTGTAGGTCTGGGTAACCTGCGAGTTTCCGGATACCGCCGCCTCCACTAGCAGCGTTCCCGCCAATTGCTCGGGCCAGTTCAGCGCAGCAGTAGCTTGGGCGTCCGAGTTGTTGTAATAGAGACCGGGGCTGCTCAAGGTGTTCGCGTCCGTCCCAGCCGTAAGTGACACGGACATGGGAAACTGCGTGACCGGCGAGCGGCCACCTGCGTCCAGCGACCCCACTCCATTCGCGGAACCCTTCTGCGCGATAGGAATGGCCGCATCTGCCGTGGTCTTCACCGCCGCCAACGCGGCAACATCAGATACCTCTTTCCAAAGGGACCACGACGCGCTTGACACACGCGTCCGCCAGAACCGCTGCGACGTCGCGCCAGCAACGCGCGTCGTGTACACCTGAAGCACCGGCGTACCAGTGGCCACCACTTCCAAAAAGCCGACCTGGGCAACCGGATAGTTGAGGCCATTTGGCGCGGTCGCGCCGTCCACGGCCGTTTGGTAGAACGTGCCTGGAATGACATAGGTATTGAGGTTGTGCGCGGTGGTGGGCAGCGCAGCCGAATAGACCACGGGCGCCTGTGCCGCCAATAGCCGCCCGTCCGCTCCCAGGGAGGCGAAGCCATTGGCTTGGCCCTTCCCATCCAGCACGCCTTGAATCGCTATATTGAGCGCCGAGAAATTCAGAATGACTTTCTGCATCGCGTCGCGGAGCGGATCGCCCTTCTTATCGTTGGGGGCCAAGCCAACGTTGATAGTTTCGAGTGTCGGCATAGTCTTCAGGGAATGAACTTTTGTTTGAACGTGACGGACAACGTGAACCAGCCGCCCCCCAGGGGCACAGGCTGATATCCGTCGTCCATGAGAAACACAGCCTGCTTGCCCAGCGGCGGGGTCCAGAGGAACCCTTTGCAGCCGCCGTGACGATCCAGAAAGTTTTTGATCGGCAATATCTCTGCCTCAGTGCCGAAGAACTCCAAGGGCCATTTTTCGCTGCGCGAATTGATTCCGTCCTCGGCAACTTGCGCATACCCGTCACCAAACTGCGCGGTAAGCGTGCGAAAGCTGACGCTGCCCTGCGGATTTCTCCGAGGGCACCAGGTGAAAATTTCCATGTCTATGACCTGCCGTTGCGTGAATTCCAGGCGGCTCCGCCCTGCTGGTAAGACCGCTTTATCTTCACGTCCACGCGGGCATCCACGAACTCGCCAATTTCCTTGCCAAACTGCTCCCAGCCTGGCGTGGTGTCCGAACGCGTTTGCTCGCCGCCTTGAACGTAAATGGTCACTTGCACCGGGCCGCTCGAAGCATTGCCTGCACCGCCGGTAGCGGTATTCGGAATCTGCGCTCGCACGCCTAAGCTTCCGTCCGCCGCTCGCTTCAGGGGGAGAATTGCCTCTGGGCCGGCTTCGCCAAAAACGCCCGCGCCCTTAGCGAAGGCAAACACCTGCGGGGTGTCGTAAATCCCGCCCGAGTAGGCGGAAAGGCTGGGCGACGTATAGACGTTCCCTTTTGCGTTCGCCACACCCCAACCGTTGGATGCAATCAGCGATCCGATGCCGTCGCCACCCGCAGCCTGGACGCTGCTCGCCATAGCTTCAGTACCGGCCGCTGCACCGGATGCGGCGCCAAACAGAGATCCCGCAATGCTCGTGACTAGTCCGAGCATCGCTTGGCGCGCAGCGATCTTTGCCATATCGGCAAGAATGCTCTTTGTGAAGTCGCCGAAATTCGCCTTACCGGTGGTCACGAATGACGCCACCGCGTTTTCCATTCCCGTGAAAAGAGAAGAGAAAACCTGCTGCGATTGCGCCATCAGGTTGGCCGAACCGTCGACCCACTCGTTTACCGCGAGCAGCGCGCCGTTCTTCCATTCACCTTGCAAGGCGACACGTTGCTGCATGTACTCGCGCTCGCGCTGCACCTGCGCTTGCATCGCAGCGTCGATCTGCGCGATGCCTTGCCGATACTGCTCGGAATCCAACGCGCCCGCCCCGCCCTCGCGAAGCATCTTGTCGGTGAAGCCGTCCTGAATGCGTCTGAAGCGATCCTGCGCCTGATTGACCGAGTCGGCCAACGCTCGATCATTGCTCCCCAACGTCAGCGCGTTCATTTGCCGGCTGACCTGCAAGTCGCGCGTCTCGCGGTAGTTGGCAATGTCCAACTGAGTCGCCCGCAACGCCCCGCGAATCTTGGCCTGGTACTTCTCGATGTCGGTCGCTTCCTGCTGCTGCGACCGCGCAATCTGCGCCTCCAGTTCCTGCACGCGACCGAGATATCGCTCGCGCTCGGCGAGCTGCTTCTTGCCGCCGGCTAAGTCCGCCTGCTGGCGAACGATCGCCAACTCATCGACCAGCGCGGCACGCTGCGCAGCAGCTCGCCTGCGTATAAAGTCCTCTTCCGACAGCAGCCCTGCCGCACGTTGACCTTCCAATGCGGTTGTTTCTGCACGCAAGCTTTCCTCGCGCAACCGCGCCTGAGCCTGCATTGCGGCCAACTGAGCAGATAGACCGCTTTGGCCCGCGCTCGATGCGTCCTTGTCTTCGAACTTTTTGCGAGTGGCGGCTTCGCGCGCCTTGACCGCCTCTGGCGATATCCGCTTGTCGTTGGGGTCAACCGCGCGGATAGCATTTTCAAGCCGCAGGTTTTCGGCTAGCGCCAGATTGAGCTGCTTGACCTTGTCGGCTTCTCGGTCGAAGGAATCCAGTCGCTTGGCTGCGTCGATTGATCCAGCGTTTGCTGCGCCGTTCAATCCCTTGACTTGCGCGGTCGCCTCGTCGACGCCCTTCTGATCTCGCAGACTCGCAAGCTCAGCCCTGTCCGCGGCGAGATTCATCTCCACTCGCCGTCGGTTATGGGGGTTAAGCGCACCTCGCTGTAGCTTCGTCTCGCGATCGCGAATGCGCTCCTCGACGTCGGCAATCTTGTCGTCGTAAGTGGCGTCACGGCCGAACGCCTTCATTGCCTCCCAGGCGCCGGTCACCTCAGACTTAAGCCCTTTCCACGCGCGCTCCAGAATGCCAACTTTCTGGGTCGCTTCGGAGCCTAGGTAGTCATGCAACGCCTTGGAGGTCGCCTGCATGGCTGCCTCGCGCGCCCCGGTTTCCTCCAGCGTGCGGATGTAGTCCCACTGAGCCAGGCTCATGAAGTTCATTGAGCGGTTATGCTCTTCCGCCCACTTCGTGACCCCCTCCGGCATCCGAGCAAAGTCCTTGGAAATGTCATCCATGGACTGGCCCGATACACGTTGCAGCTCCACCATCGTGCCGCTAAGGCTCTCGATGGTCTGCTTCGTAATTCGACCGGTGCTGACAAGCGCCTCAACCGCCTGCCGGGCATTCCCTAGGCTTCCGCCACCGAACGACGCGGCAGCCGTGGACATGGCGCGAATATTGCCAGCCGTAACGCCAGCGTAATTGCCCGTCAGCTGTATCGTGCGATTCCAGCGCTGCGCCTCTTCATGCCCCGCATAAGCGGCCAGCGCAAAACCAGCAACAGCCCCAGCCGCCAGCGTGTACGAGCTGACCAACCCCAGGAGGGTGGTGCCCAGCGCCTTCGCCGCAGGCACGACACCACCAAACATATCCTTTAGTTGGCCGCCCTGTTGGAGCAAGACAGTCATCGGCTGTTGCCCCCCTTGGAGGGAGACAACTATGTCGGTCAGCTGGGCCGGGACGCCCCGCATGGCGGCCGCCGTTTGCGCAGCGGAGTTCCCATACTTGTCGAAGGAGCGGCCAGCCGCCCCCATCGCAACCTCTTGCTCGCGCAGTCGCGCAATAAGCGGGGCTGCGCGGCTGCCCACGCCAAGCTCAGCGGCTTGCAGCTCCAACAGCTCTGATCGAGTTTTCCCAATCGCGAGCACTTGCCGCTCAAGCGCCTGCACGAACCGCTCAGACGTTTGGGTGAAGGCGCGTCCGCCAGTAGCGGTGGCATTGACCGCCTGATTCATCTGCCCCGCCGCTGCTCCCATTTGGGCGGTGGCGGCGCCCGCCCGCCCCAGAGCAGCTTCCGTCTTGGCCGCAAATTGCGTAGTGGCCGCTTCGGCCGCGCCAAATCCGCGAGTCAAGTCCGCTTCGTTCGCGGTCAGGGTTACGCCAAGGATCTTTTCTGTCATGTCATCCCGCCCACTACCGTGTGCATCTTTTGGCGCTATTGCGCAGCCATGAATACTTCCAGCGCCGCACTTTCCATCGCCCTGATATCCCGGAACGCCTGGCGGTGGTCAGAGCTGCTGGGCAGTAGCATTTGGATCGTGGCCTGAATCTCGATGGCCGGGATTCCTGCACGTATCGGTGTTCCCATCGGAGGAACAAGCCAAGACCAGCATGTCGCCAGTTGCAGGAACACTTCGAGGGTGGGCCAGTTGTCATCGAACACCTCGAAATGCGTCTCGGGTTCGCTGGTCTGTGCCCGCTCCAGCACTTCGGTAGGCGCACCGAGTTTGGCAAGTGCTTCGAGTACGACCGCATCAGCGTCGAATGCACTTGCCGATTGCTCAGCCTTCCCGCCCATGGCCCAATGGCGGGCGGCCGCTACGAGTTTTTTTCGCGCACCTGCTGGTGGGCTTCAAAGAAGCCGTTGAACAGAGGCACAACGATTTCCGGCCAGTCGCTCAACACTTGACCCAGCGACTTCGCGGTGAACGGAATCGCTTCGCCTTGGCTATCGCGAGCGCCCAGCCAGCCCGTCATCTTGTCTTTGATGAACTCCACATCGGTGGAGTACGGCCATTTGGGCGCCGGCTTCGCGCGCGCGACAGGCGGACGCCCCAGGCGCTCATTGAAAGCATTGGCCATCGAGTCTTGAAGGTCGGCGACCTGATCCAGCGTGTGGCGCTTGTACTGAGCAACAAACTCGATGGCGACGGCCTCGCCGTTCTCGCCATGCACCTCAACCTTGATCGGGCACGCGGCGACCGCGCGCTTGGTTGTTACGAATGCCATGCTTCTTTCTCCCGGAATGCAAAACGCCCGGGCATGCCGGGCGCAAATTTTTGAATTTGATGGACTAGAGCTTGTGCGGCTCAGCGGACGATGATTTCCAGCTCGTCGTTACCGGCAACGCCGGGATTCACGTTCATGTCGAGTTCCAACATCGCCACGTTGTCTTGCTCGGAATATGCGGGGTTGGTCAACTGCGAGGCCGGCGCCTTGATCTCGATGATGTTGCCCGCCACGGTGCCGTGCGTAATGGAGACCGGGTTTCCGGCGCCGGCCAGGACCATCGTCGGCCAATCGAGCTGGGCAATCGAAGGCAGTTCCAGCGCGATCTTTCCAGTGGGCTGGCGGTCGGTGATTTCCGCGCCCTCGCAGCCGATAAGGGAGCGCCAGGCAAGCTGGTTCGCAATGTCGAAGTTCAGCGATTGAAGGCAACCCGAATAAGCACCGAGGGACCATGTTGGCGTGTTCTGCTTGTTGACACCTTTCGGGATCTGGAAGGCGGCGTAATCGACCACCGAAGGATTTGCGCCGTCGGTAATGGGCTGATACGCGCCCATGAAGCGGAAGCGGATGAAGGGAATGCCCTTGGCCGTCAGGTCAAAGGAAACAGTGCCGCGCGCGTCAAGAATCTTGTGGAACAGCCCGTCGAGGTAGTAATGCAGCGTCAGCCGTTCGAAGTTGTCGGATACGGGCAAATACCGTGTGTCGGTGTCCTCCGTGACCGTCTCCGAAAATCCGCAGGCGCGCAGCAGAGGCCCCCAAGCAGGAGCCTTGCCGGCCGTTCCCGAGCCGGCAAGTTCCACCTCGCCCTCAATCTGGGCGTACTGCGTCGTAGCGATCTGCCCCGAATTGCCCATGTACGGGCGCAACAGCGCACGCTCCACAAACTCGGCGGACAGAGGCGTGGCCGTGACATTGCGCAGCAGAATGGCGTTCGCGGCGCCGGTCGGCACAGGGTCGGTGCCCGCTGCGGTCTGGATCTTCGCCAGCAGCAAGGTCTTTCGAATC